CACAAAGTTCCATACGGCAAAGACGTACCATATAATATTGGTGACGAACCAGTAATACTGAAGAGTCCTATTCTCTATTATGGTAATAGTGTTCCAGGAGATTCTGGCGCTCCAGTGTTTGTAGAATCACGATCCGGACTTAAATGCGTCGGAATTAATGTAGGAACTGCTACTATAGCGTCTACTGTGTACTGCATGGCTAATTTGTTAACCAAACAAGCAGTTGAACACATGATTGATGTGTTATCTGCAGATGCTGTAGTAGTAAAACCTCATACTGATGACGATTTCCCTCTTGAGGTATGTCGTGAAGTCGCGCCAAGTATGGCATTTCAGCCCCCAATGAAGAGTAAAATCATGCATGGGCTCATGTACGAATACGATGGACCGTCCACACACATTCCAGCTAAACTTCGCAAATTTGTCTACAAGGATAGAGAAATAGATCCTTGGAGGGTTGCACTATCAACTTTGAAACAACGGTCTTTTGAGGGATGGGTTGATCCAGGTGTTATGGACTATCTGCTATATTATTATCCTCCCCCTTCTCAGTCTCGCATTCTTAATATAGATGAAGCCTTGAATGGAGTTGAAGACATACATCTACTTTCAATAGTTGGTTCAACTTCCGCAGGATATCCGTATTGTCTCAAAAGTACTAAAGGTAAAATGCCGTATGTAGTATTGCAAGAAGACAGGTACGTACTCTCATCAGAATTTCGACTAGAACTTCAACGATGTCATGATGCTTTATTGCGTGGTGAGCAAATTGAAGTTATCTGGGCAGATATCCTGAAAGATGAAACTCGTCCAATAGAGAAAGTTTTTGCTGGCAAGACAAGATTATTTAGTTCTTGTCCTCTGAACTATTTACTATTGGTGCGTATGTATTTTGGTGATTTGATTGCAGCTATACAAAAGAAGGCTGCGAGTGCACCAGTATCAGTAGGGATTAATGTCCACTCTATACAGTGGCAGATGCTTAAAAATTATTTATCTGAGTTCACAAATGAAAGTGACATCGTTTCAGTCATTAGTGGTGACTACTCTAGGTTTGATAAAGATGTGCCTAAGTGTGCAACTGAAGTCTTTTTAACTTTAGCCAACTTGTGGTACAATGATCAGTACACTAATGTTCGAAAGCTGTTGATGGAGCACGTGTGGAATTCCTTTCACATACATGGTACAAAGATATATAATGTCAAAGACGGTAATCCTTCAGGAAACCCTCTTACATCACCATTGAACTCCATTGCAAATATAGCTATGATATACACTATACTGGTTAATGATTTTCGAGTTCACCCGGAAGAATTCCGTTTGGCAGTGTATGGTGACGATAACGTTATTGTTATTCGTGATGTGAAATTGAGTTGTAATGATCTAGCACCATATTTTCTTTCGCGATTCGGTATGACATACACCCATTTTTCCAAAGCGGAATATGTGCAGCATGATACGTTTGAATCCATTCGCTATTTGGGTAGAGAATTTAAGAGAATAGAAGGGCATTTACGTGCACCCCTTGATAAGAGAATTGTACAAGAAATTCTTTACTGGAGGAAGCGTAAAGACCCGGACGGAACTGTTTTCCTTTCAACCTTTGATTCATTCTGTATAGAGTGTTCTCATTTTGGTAGGGAGGAATACAATAGGTTGACCCAACAAGCTATTGATTTTGCTGAGGAACACCTAAAAGAGCATTTGGTTGATAGCATGCGTTCTATACGTAGACCG